TACCAGTGGATGGCGAAATATCCCGATCGATTGACGATCTCGTAGTACCACGCGTTGGCCGTTTCGGATGAATCCTTCGGCGTGGCGGTCCTGAGAGCCGCTACACCGGTGGCTCCGTACTTTTCCAGCACCTTGAACTGCTCTCGATTCTTCATGCGCTGCAAAAATGCCTGCGACTTGGTGAAGGAGCCGCTGGTCGTCATCTTGATCACGGCTCCCTCCTTTCACCCCGCTTTGAACACGCGGATCAACACGACCCCATGAGGAGAATATCCCGGAGCGTACGAACCAAAACGCATTCCGAGAGGTTTAGCTCCGCCTCCGCTGCCACCGATTACTACTTTGGGAGTCTCAGGAGTTGGCACACCGGGACGCCAGATTGCGGCAGGATGCGACGATCGGAGTTGGCGATCTCCGAACACTTTGGTATCTGCGTAAGAAAATGACCCACGACCACTATTGGAAGCAAGCCAAACTCGCTGGTATCCACCACCATATGGTTCTGTCATATCAGAACCCCGCCATAAGATCGGGTTCGTGTGGCGTCAGCATACCGCCACGACCTCCCCCACCGCCTTTACCAATGGATCCATCCCAGGTACCATCGGAGGGATTTGTCTCTGCTGTGCTACCCACACCACCTCCTCCTGCTGTGGTTCGACCTCCGCAGCCACCGTCTCCACCCTTGGCTTCGTACATAAGTAGATCACCGGCCCAATGAGCGCCAGGATTACCGCCCTTGCCCCCTGATGCTCTACAGGTTTCGCCATTGAACGATGACGCACCACCATCTCCACCGGCTGCCGGAGGATAGAAGGTTCGAATGGGTGGATCGTAGACGCTACCAGGAGTATATGGCGGAGATGGCGTAACCGGATTCGGATTGGAAATCTGTCCGGGAGCTGCATCAACCCCGGCTTGTCCTACAACAACGGGCGCCTCATCCGGAAGATCAACCAGAAGTCCCGAAACTAAATGAAGACCTCCTCCGCCCCCTCCGCCACCCCACACATTGGGGAACCCAATGAACATGTTGCTAGACCACATTCCACCAAGAACCGGATCGTGATAATGAGTAATGGAATATCCGGGTCGAGCAGGATCAGGTACGTTGTAGTACGGCCAGGAAGTAGTCGGTGGAGCAAACGCGGGATCAAGAGCGTTATTGGTAATGGCGTAAATCCCATAACGAGCGCCACCATCTCCACCTCTCCCACCAGCAGCACCGACACACCAGGCCTCGTAATGGGTATACCCCAGACCAACATAGTCCGCTTTGAGAAACGGAACACCATCCTCCAATACGAGCACCTGAGGAGGTAGGTTAGGATCTATGTTCGGATCAGGTAGAGCGATATTCGAAATCGGTTCTCCTTGACCACCAAGTTCAAAACGACTCATGGGTTTGCCCCCAACATAGTCAAGAGCTCGATCATCCCAGGAAGGGTCGGAGGGGTCGGAAGGATTGGAGGGGTCGGAGGCGTTCCCACTTCGCCGTCCGTTCCGTAAAGAGTCTCCTCAAGAAGGGTCAACAGTGCCGGAGCAAGATGACGAGAATCCACCGAAATATGACTCGTAGGCCGGAGTCCGAACATCACAGTCGGAGTTCCCGTCAGATTCCACTCGAACGGCTTGGGCGACAGATCCTGGCTGATAGTCTCCATCGCATTGTCGTTCAATGAGGCCGTGACATTGTAGACCACGTGGATCTTGTACCCATGATCCGTGTCCTCGAGGTCGTTGGCGACGAGAGTTCGATAGCACAGGTTGAAGTACTTGGCACGCTGATCGTGCACGACGACCCCCGGAGCAAACTCGGGATTACCGAGGAGCATTTCCAGCTCGTCTGGGTATGTAAACGCAGCCAACTTAGCGGCGTAGGACCCTGGGATATGTCGATCCAGGTACTTGACTCCATCGAGGTAGTAGGATTTGACCTCACGCGTTCGAGCTTCCGTCACAGAAGTCAATCCGTTCCAGGGAACGCCCGATCCGTTAGGAAGAAACAGGACACCGCGATCGATGCCGATCTCATATCGACGATCTCCGACATTGTCCCAGACAAGCTTGGTCATGCGGCCTCCTTTCTATCCTTTCGTCCCCAACTGCGTCTTGCGTTGGGCGTTGAGTTCTCGGTTGCGAGCAGCGATTTCAGCTCGGCTCATCTTCTTGGGTTTGGACTGTTTGACGTTGCAGATTCGGATAAGGGTGAACAACCGGTTCAAATGCCAGGTTTCACACTCAAACGGGATGTTGAACACCGTCATCCAGTAGTAGATAAGCTCTGCCGTGATGACCTCTCGAGAGCTTGGAGCGCCAGGTTGATCCGAAAACCAGGTAGCCGTCATCTTGCGCTCGATGTACTTATTTATGACTTCCAGATTCTCTTTAGAAAGCTTCTGGAGAAAATCCTCCGGGGGATTTAGAGTCAAAAGCATGTAGCGAACATACTCCAGAATCTCTTCCGACGTCTTAGCTTCTTTGCCCAGAAAGGGCTTTTCGAACTCTGACTCCCATTTTGAAAGGGAAACCAGAGAATGCTCCAGCTGGAGCTCGACTCCGCCTTGAGTATCGAACTTGTCGGTACTTTCGTCGAAGACGTCACTTCCTCCAACTGTAATTGTGAGCATTCCCTGGTCCTTTCATCTTCTAGGTCACGCGGTAGTCCGGTTGCGACCCTCCCACCGACGAACAGATCCCGGAGAGTAAAAGGATCGGTCGACGGCGCCCCGCGACCCTTACCTGGAAGTCACGACCGCGCGTCCCTGCCGACTACAACGGACGCTGGAACGTCCAGGTCTCGTCGCCGACCAGGTCGTAGCCCTCCTGCGCCGTGGCCCGGACCGTGGCAGACTGACCCGCGTTGAGGGCAGGCTGCGCCCCCGCGGCCTTGTTGACGTTGCCGATCTTCCACTGGACGCCGGTAACGACCGGGAGAGTGATGACGCCAGTGCCCTCGACGAACGTGGGCTGGCTGGCCGCCAGGGTCAGATCGGCCTCGAGCAGGCCAGCGGTGAACAGCGCGATGACCTCGTCGGGGCTGGGCAGTCGGGCCTCGTCGGCGACCGTACCGAAGAGGATGTTCTCGAGGGCCTGGAGATCGTCCGGGTCCGACTGGGTGGAATCGATCGTCAGGATGGACGTCGGCTTGCGGTTGGTGACCGAAATCGGCGTGGTCGTGAACTCCCACGAGAGCGCTGCCGCCTCGGGCGAGTCGTTGACCGTGGCGTATGCCTTCTCCGACGGCGCGGCCTGCGCTCCGTAGACCAGATGCAGCTTGTAGCCGTGATCCTGGCCGTCGACGTCGTTGCCCATGAGCGTGCGGTAGGCCAGACCGAAGGGACGACGCCCTTGCTGCCCAACCGCCACACCCGGAGCGGGCTCCAACGTACCGTCGTTCTGCCCGAACTCGTCCGGGTAGGTGTAAGCCTCGATCGTGCCGCCGAACTCCTCGGCCGAGATGAGGTTCACGTAGACGATGTTGTCCGCGTACTGCTTGTTGGACTCCGCACCCGAAGGCGACTCGGTGACGGTCGTGAGACCGTTCCAAGGCACTCCGTCGACGTACTCGCCGAGCGCGTCGAGTTGGTAGAGGACACCGTGATCGATGCCGGTCTCGTACCGACGATCGCCGACGTTGTCCCAGGTCAGAACTGTCATGCTGAAGGGCTCCTTTTCAGAAGAAGAGGGTGAAGACGTAATGGTTGAGATCGTCCGCAGCGAAAAAGCGCTCGAAACTTACGTAACGCAGCGCTTCGACCTTATCTGCGAGCTCGGTGTCGGGATCTCGGTCAACGACCGTGACCTGGTACCGCTTGGCGTGTCGATACAGCTCGTTGTTCGCGTAGTCCTCCGAAACTCCGTCCCGTGAATAGATGACACACGGGTACTGCATCTGGATGTTCACCGGAGGCTGAAAGTAGACGTTCTCCACGAGACTCTCGAAGAGAGTCTGGAGATCAAGCCGGGATTGGGCCATTGTACACCTCCCCCAGCTGGAGAATGAGGCGGGGAGCCTGGACTTCGACGTCAGTCACAGTCCACAACTTCCCCGCCCATTCCACGTAACGAATGGCGAAGAAATGCTCACTTGCGTAAGCGTTTGCCACGATGCTGATCGAATTGCCGACGGTAAGCTCCTTGTTCAGGTTCTCACCTTGTTGAAGACCTCTCCTATTGGACACAACGTCGCCATAGTAGAGGTGTTCGATAATAGTGTCAGCATGTACGCCCGGCTTTACCTCGGAGGATTCACCGAACCCGACCCGTCCGTGGAACCTCGCCATGGGGTCAGGTCAGCGAGCTACGAGCCCGCTGTGCCGCGGAAGGTCCACTCGTCCTCGACGTTGTTGTCGAAGAAGTAGCCCGCGTTCGAGACGGCGTAGACGGTGAGGTCCACGCCCTCGGCGACCACGTACGGCGAGCCTGCGGTCGTCACGGCCGCGTTGGTGTCGCCACGCCGGTAGGTGGCGCCGGCGGTGTCGACGATCGCGATCTGCGACGTGTCCGGATCGAACGTCGGCTCGGCCGGAGTGACCTTGGTGGCACCCGCTGCGGCCTGCTTGATGACCAGCGCGGACCGGATCTTGGTCAGGGCGCCGGACGACCGGGCCTCGATCAGGTACTTGTACTGGTTGTAGTCGATGTCGAAGTCGTCGAAGAACGACACCTCGCCACCGCGGTCCGCGCCGACCGTGTAGTCCTGGAGGTTGACGATAAGCCCGACCAGATCGGGCTCGTCCTCCATGACCTCGACGGTCACGACCTTGTCGACGCCCAGCTCGGCGGCCAGATCGGTCGCCGTGCGGTAGAAGCGACGGCCCTGGGTGTCGCGGGCCAGCAGCATTTGCGTCATGACGGGCAGCGTCGTGTAGAACGTCGGGAGCCCGGAGCCCTTGTAGAACCGCATGGAGTCGAGGATCTTGTCCACGAGGTCCGTCTTGCGGAGGTCGCCATCGACGTCGATCATGATGATCGCGGCGTAGAGATCGTCGTCGTGGAGGATCGAGCGGATGCCCGCTCCGTCCGTGGCGCCCTTCGGGTCACGGACCTTGTCGTCGTCGTCGATGTCGCGGCCGTCCCCGATGAGGATGGCGCGTGCGATCTCCTCGTCGAGCATGAGGCGCATCTCAGCCTTCAACCACAGCACGACGTCGAAGTCCGTGATGTCGACGATGTCGTCGCGATCGAGCTTCTGCTTCTTGTAGACCGTCGACGGCGTCGTGACACGCTTCATCAGGCCGAAGAACTCCTCCTTCTTCAGCGTGCCCTTGATGTAGCCCTTGGCCCGCGCCTCGGCGTGGGTGATGTCCGCGGTGATCGACTTGATCCGCGAGAACGGGCTCTTGCGCACCTTGCCGAGGACCTCGGAGACCCACTCGGTCCGACGCTTGTCGAACTCCGGGGTGTCCGTGACCGTCCGCGCGTCCGGGAAGAGGACATCGATGTTCTCGATGCCGTGCTTGAAGGCGTAGTCCTCCACCGCCTCCTTCAGCGATCCGCGTTTGACCGCGTCCGCGGCGATACCGCGCATGGCGTCGTGCGACAGAACCTGCCGAGGCTCGCCCTTGGCGGCTTCGTTCGCCTGCTCGAAGACGTTGCGTCCGCTCATCTCGTTCTCGTCCTTGTCCTTGTGGGTGACGACCTCCTCCGAAACGGAGGTGTTGGTCTCGGTCTCGGTCTCGGTGGTGGTGTTGTTGGGGGTGGCGGTGCTCTCCAGAGCTGCGCCCACCATGTAGTGGACGACCTCCTGCTGCTCCGGAGTCATCGTCTCGAAGACGTCCTGGACGGTCGGGTCATCGTCGGCTGTCTTCGTCTCGGTCGTCTCCGTCTCCGTCTCGGTCTCGACGGCGTGCTCGAGTTCGAGGCCGGTGTAGATGATCGCCTCGTCGACGTGAATTTCCGTCTCGCCGTCAGCGTGCGCGATCTCGATGTTGTCGATCAGGGCGCCGGGGTTGGCGCCCGCCAGGACGAGAGAGACCTCGCGGATGACGCCGTGAGAAACCCGCTTGGACTTCTCGACGAGCGAATTGGCGAAGATTGACAGCGCCGAGATGTCCTCGTGCTCCACCAGCGTCTTCGCATTCTTGGCCTGGGCCGTCTCGTTGAAAAACCCGTAGACGTACGTGCCCTGATCCCGGTGTTCCAGGATGCCGTGACCGAGAACGTTCTCGGGCGAGGCGTGACCGTGCTGCCAGACCAGCGGAATCCGATCCCCATCCTGGTGCTCGAAAGCCCCGGTAAGGATCGTCCGCCCGTCCGTGCACTTCAGGCCGTACTTCGTGGCCCAGCCACTGAAGTCGGGCTTCTTGGCCACAATGGCCGAGTGCATCAGGCTGTTCTCCGGCGAAGAGTCACCGAAGTCCAGTCGGCGGGACTTTTCTCCCATTTTGACTGTTCCTTTCGTCTTTTGGATCTTCGGCGCTCTTAGAGCGCAGCTAGCTTCTGTTTGGCGACTGCGATCTGCCCCTTCACCTTGGTGGCCAAAGTCTTGAGCTCGGAAACCGAAGAAGTCTTCAATCCCGACTTCTTAGAGGAGCTACCGCCGCCAGACTTGCTGCTGGCTTCCTTCGCCTTGTGCTTCATCTCGTTTTCACGAACCGCCTTGGCCTTTTCGGCAGCGGACTTCGGCTTATCCCGCTCCTTAGCCGCTCGTTCCTTCTTGGCCTTCCCCTTACGATTCTCATTCGCCTCCGCTTGTTCCTTCTCTCGAATCTTGGCTTCGAGTTCTTGCAGCTTCTTCGAGAGGGACTGGATGCGGGCCCCGAGCTCCTTGCGCTGCGTGACCTGGGCATTGCTAGCGATCCCGGCTCGGGTCTTACCTGTTCGCGGATCTTCGGAAGAGCCTCGCTGTTGTCCCTTGAGCTTGCGGGTTCGCAGGTAGTACTCGCGGGCCTTGGTCGGGTCGTAGCCAGGCGCTAGGTGTCGGAGTTCGGTCTCGATGGGTATTCGCATTACCCACCTGTCAGTGCGGCGTCGATCTCAGCTTCTGAGGCCGCGAGGCCTTGCGTCAGCGCGGCCACAGCCGGATCCGGTTCGTCTGTGATGTCTTCGGCTGTGGAATTCACCACCTCTCCGGCAGTGCCCTGAGGCATGTTGGCGTTGATCAGCGCATCGGCCCTGGGTTCGGGTCGAGGCTTCATACCGATGCCCTGTCGGATCTCGTTCGAAGAGACGACCTCGTTACGCGCCAGAACGTCGGCGATCTTGGCCAGGCCACTTTCACCGCCCAGTGGAAGGAACTTGAACGGGTCTCGGAAGTACATGATCGACTGGCCCTGCGTGCGCGCGGTCTTCGTGAGAAAGACTCGGATCATTGCCTCCACGATCGCATCGAGAATCGGCTCGATCGTGCGGGCGTAGTAGTTCAACATGACCTTCTCGTCGGCCGTGCCGTTCATGATTTCAGCCGTGATACCCAGCTCGCCGTAGAGCTGCGTCTTGAGCTCTTGGATTTGCGGCAGCAGATTGTTCTCCACCGCACGGTTCAGCTGAACGATCTTCTCGGTACCATCTGTGTAGGCGATGCCGTACTGACTACCCGTCAGCTGGAACTCGATGTCCTTTCGCCGCTGCTCGGCCTGTTGACGACGAGCTTCCGACTTGATCACATACGGCAGCTGAATGATCATGTCAAGCTTGCCCGAAGACGACTTCTCATCCACCTCGTCCAGCAAGTTGAGCTTACGGATGAGGCGTTGAAGCGTCGAATTCGGCTCGTTCATCACCGAATACAGCGGATTCTCGATGATCGCCACCATCTTCTTCGGCAGCGTGAGCTCCTCGCGCATACCGCGAGCCTCATTGTAGAGTGAGACGCGAACATGTCTCGGAAACCACGTCATGACTCGGCCGACCCGCATGGTCTTGATGTCGAAGCCGCCCGATTCCTCAGGCGACAGCGTGGTATCCACCGGGACGATGCACGCGATACCTTCGTCCAGAATGGTCATGGCGATATCCTGCCGGAATGCCCGACCTGCTTGATCGACGTTGGCCTCGAAGGTCAGACAACTGTCGAGACTGCTGTTGATGTCTTCCAGGTATCGGTTTTGGTCGTCCATGCGAACGTGTCGCAGGGGAATCGCTGCCACGTCGATACCGATTCGGGTGTAGATCGAGGAGATGATCGATCGATCGTTCGAGAAACGCGGACGGAGTCGATCGGGGCGCCCGCCGAAATAAGACCCGCCTCCGCCGACGACATCAATCGGTCGATTCCTTGCACTGTCACTATCAGTGAATGCGTTCCAAGCATGTTTCAGCCGGGCTCCGAACTTTGCCATACATCACCTCCTTTCTCATCCGATTCGTGGCCAGATCTGACCGATGGTTGGTTCGAGGAAAGGGCTCTCTGGGAAGAGAGCGCCGCGGATGTCGTATGGAGGCCCGAGCCCGTCGAACACGAACTCATCTTCCGGATCGTCAGTCAGGAACCCCCAAGCGATCGGCGGTGTGGGAAATCGGTTCGTTATCGGTACCCCCACAACACCTTCGATTATCTCCATCACGAACAACTCGACGAGATCCCCGTACGACATCGGTTCGATGGACTCGATAGTCATCACCGTGTATGGCTCACATAGGGGGCCATGAACAGACATCAGGAACTCGCCACTCCGGTGTCCCAAATGTTGTTATTTGTAGGCAGATAGGGGACCCACAATCGGCCGTTGAGTGCGTAGGCGTCACCGAAGGCGAATCCAATAGGCGTAGCGGAGGCTGCGACCCGCATGCGCTTATGCTTCCCCAGCGCCCAGCCAAGTTGTGCCTGATCGCCCCCGACCCCGCTGGCAATGAACATGCCCATTTCCGCGATCGGACGCTGATTGCTCTGTAGCTTGTCGTTATATCGGAGATCGCCTTGGAAGCCGAGGCCAGGGCCTTGACCGATGAGCAGCGCCGAATTGGTCAACGAGCTCGGCCAACCAGCCACTGCCGGGTTACGAGTGATTCCGCCGTCGCCGACGGAGCTGCCGATTATCTGAATCGGCATCACAATGGGTAGAGCCGCGAGCGGAATGTATGCGCCGAGGTGAACGTAGGCATTGGCCGCCCCGTTGAAAGCAACAGTAAATCCGTCTTCGGCTACGGTAAGCCACCACTTCGTCGACGTTCCGGCGGGAGTCCACCACAGGTACTTGGGGTTGACGGAACCCGAAGCCGGAAACGCCGTCGCGCCCAGCGTGTATGTAGCGGGCGAGCGACCCTCGCTGTCATAAGTAACCCCGTTAGCGCTGAAAACGGGGTAAAACGACATGAGGTGGCCGACGGCGTTGTAGCTTTCGCAGATAGTGAAGTACAACGTACCATCGCTGAGTCTACGACCCATGACGGCGAAGAAATCCGCGGGAAGGCCAGACTCGGTGGCGAGACACCGAAACACATACCAACGCATGACACTGGCTGCCGGAGTGAACTCCTCGACCAACTCCCAGGCCGCATGCGCGACCACGTCGTCGCGGATCTTCTCGGCCATGGCGAGGCCAACAGAACCGGCATCGGGCTGGTTGATCGTTCCTGTAGTGAAAATGATTGCCATGTCGCCTCCTTTCTTATCCGATTCGTGGCCAAATCTGACCGATGGCGGGCTCGAGATGGCTGGCCTCTGGAGAAACGGCGCTTACGATATAGGATGTGGCCCCATGGATGTCCTCCGCCACTGAATTTTCCACATCTACACCGAACCCCCACTTTATGATCGATATAGGCGGAGTAGGAAACGCCAGTAAGATCGTCGGAGGGACGAAACCCTCGATTACTACGACCTCCATTGGCTGATCAAGATTGGCAATGAGCGCCATTAGGCGGCCACTCCGGTATCCCACAGGCGAGTGTCTGTAGGCAAGTATGGCACCCACAGTCGTCCCTGGAACACGTAGGCGTCACCGAAAGCAAATCCGGCGGGTGGATTCAAACCAGCCCGCATGCGCTTCTGCTTCCCGAGTACCCAACCATGACTTGCCCGATCAGCGAACCCAGAAGCATCATCGGTCTGGATGCCCACCTCCGCAACTGGACGTTGATTTCCCATCAACTTATCGTCGATATCAAGACGACCCACGAAACCGAGGTAAGTACCCGTGAAATTTATCGCACCACCGCCATACACAACTAAAGCGGATTGTTTGGCTGAGGAACTAGCCACAGCTGGATTACGTGTCACCGCACCACGGGTATCGGAGCCGTCGATCATCTGAAGAGGCATCACATTTGATAAATTACTGAGCGGGATATATGCCCCGAAATGCCAAAACCCATTGGCGGCACCGTTGAAGGCAACCGTGAATCCATCCTCGGCCACGGCGAGCCACCACTTCGTAGACACCCCACTAGGGGCCCATCCGCTATGCTTGGGGGAAGCGCCCGTAATTGACATTTGTCCAGAAACCAAAACGTAAGTAATAGGCAAGCGACCCGAGGCATCATACAACTGGGAGGTGCCGGTAGACCACGTGCCGAACAATGACGCGACGTGAGTAGCAGAGTCATACCCTTCGCAGATGGACGCACGTATCGAGCCATCACTGTGCATACGTTGCAGAATCACGAAGAAGTCGGCAGGTAGACCAGACTCAACAGCGAGGCATTTGAACACATACCAGGTAGCCGGAGTAATACCAGCAGGGACATATTCTTCGACAAGCTCCCACGCCGGATGAGCCACGAAATCATCGCGGATCTTTTCGGCCATGGCAAGACCGACTGATCCCGCATCGGGTGCGTTGATCGTTCCTGTGGTGAAAATGATTGCCATATTACTCCGTCCTGAAGTAGTGGTAGGTCACGACGACACCTCCTGCGGCGGGGTCCAGGTTCGTCACCGCACTATAGAACTCCGAGTTGAACGCGTCGACCGAAGTAATATCTACTGCCGGGCTAAGGATGAGCTCGAGAAGTCCAGGAGCGGTGACCACCTCAAGCAGGCGTCCGTGATTCCCAACGGGCTTAGACCCGATGGAACGAGCTGCGTCAACCGTTAGCATCGCAAGGGTAGGATACAGGCGCACGCGCGCAGGACGGTTGGTGGCAATCTTATACAACCGAACTGAAGGATATAACTCAAGAATGCTGTTCTCAGTTTCTCCCTGTGTCAGTAATCCTGTACCCTCCTCTTGCTCACGACGAGCGAACCCGCCGCCGAGCATAAGCGGTTCGCCGATCTCGTTGAAGAGCTGAAGCTTCTCTGGTACCTCGTTGGGATCAAGCGGGTCTCCCGTTACCAGGAGGGCTTGACGAATCTTCTGAGAACGAACTCTCGTCACTCGAATGCCTCCTTGTTGGTCCTGAATGCGATGTAGGCGTCCATCAGAGCCGCCACGTTGTCGATCTTCTCTTCTTGACGCTTCTTCAGCAGCTTTCGGTTGCCGTTGGTATCCTCCAGTGTGATGGCGTTACCCATGGCGAACGACATCAGGACCTGATCGAAGACGAGATGCCGATCCTCGGACAACTTCTTCAGCTCGCCGAGCGGCACGGATTCAGTCTTGGCCCCTTGAATTACCTTCTCAATCCCGAACGGGCCATTCTCAGCCTCCCAACGCTTGACGAACTCCTTAGCGTTATACGGGTCATAACCAAAGCACCGTACGTCGTACTCGAGCTTGATGATGAACTCGTCGAGATCGTCGTAGATCTCTTCCCAGTTCAGCACTGTACCGCCCATCACATGAAGGCTGCCCTCCTGGATAAACTCCTCGTACTTCTGGCGCATGGCTGACTGCAGCAGCATGAGCGTGCGCTCGGTGATGTAGCTCCGAGTCTTCACTCCGTAGAGATCCCCGCCCAGCGGGAAGAGGAAGGTGAACGCCCAGAAGTCGTCGCCCTGCGAAGCGTCCATCCCCAGCGCGCAAGGAAGTTGCCAGAACTCGCGAACGCGATGCGGTAGCGTCTCCTCGTAAGTAAAGAAGTACGTGTACCCCTCCATCGGGATGCCGAAGCGCTTGGCGAGAATGTCATTACGCGCGGCCGGAGCCTTCTCAGCCCGTTCGACGTCCAGCTGGTAAGTTTCGTAGGTAACAGTTTGCCCGAGGTTCGGATTCGCCTTCAACCACATAGCCGGATCGGACACTTCCTCTAACTCATCCAGCTTGTAGTGCCAGATCGAGACGTGAGGAGCGGAGTACTCGCCCTTGAGGATGTCCATTAGTTCCATTTTGATCGTGTCGCCGGAACCGTTTCGGACGGTGCCCTCAGAAGAGATAGCGACAATCAGATAGTCATCGAGCTTGGAAGCGCCCTGCTCAACAGCACCGA